CTACCACAAACTCGAATTACGGATAAACGTAACCGCGTTTCGATTCGCTGGCGCGCCCGGCCTACCCAAGACGACAGCCATGAAACTACCAACCTGGGACATTCTTCCCATATCCCAGGGCGTAAGTACTGGTGCCCATGTCGTGGCTGTTTCGTAAATTACATCGTTATATTCTACAACGTTATTAAAAGTGAAATCCGCTGCGCGAATCTTCGCCAGATCGATCCGCTGGATTGTCCCTGTATAATCTACCGAAGGGATCCAAATATTGGAGCCATCGAACCCGAGACAGAAACCAAAATAATTGAGCGCTGTCGTTGTGGAATTATACAATACCTCTTGGGCATATCCCGTATCGCCTGGTTGATAATATCGAACGTTTCCTGCTCGATTAACCCAGACTACTTTTCGACCGTCAAAAACTAAATCCCTTGCAACGTCCGATGCCTGATAGGAGGCCCCCATATCCTTCTCTCCCTGACTAACACCTGATACATAATTGCACCTACCTAGTTTCTGGGCATCCGTACCAGTACTCTCGATTGTATAATATACCGTGTCTCCATCGTGCGTAAGCCCGCCGCCTGCCTTGTGCGCTGCCAACGCCGCGTTGCTTGTCGCGTTCCAAACGGCTGCCCCGGTATCAGATTGGTTTTTCTGAACAACGCCTGACGTTCCTATTGACACATTGCCACACAAGATAATTAGGTCGATTACCCATGGCGAATTGGTGATTGGATCGCCCGCTATGATTCGATCCATTGGATAACCTATAAGACCGTTTGCGTTTGTTAAAGCAACTTCCCAAGCTTTTGTGCCAATGGTTCCGTTGGTGAATGAGATTTTAGCTACCGTATCTATTCCCGCCGCCCTACGGACCAAGATGTAAAGATCCTCTCCATCGCTGCACATTGAAGTGACTTCTGTCACCCCTGCCGTGAGCCCCGTAATCGCTTGCGTTGTCCAGCTCTTTTCTTCAGGATCGCAATAATAGAAATTCGATCCGTCATCTTCGATAACGACTGCCAAGAAATTTCCGCTGTTATCTGGATCTACCACGCTGCAAATATCGGCTAGTGTTCCACCTACCGAGGTGTCACTACCTATCCCAAACGGCTGCCCCGGTCCCTGGCGATCATTGGTCTTACTCCAATTACCCATTGCCAAACGATTCCCGGTGTGTAGACCATCTCCGCCGCCCATTGATGCGCTCGCCAACTTGGGCACACCCGAAAACGACCAGTCCCCACTTATCGACTCGTCTAAGCCCATCCATGCTACTGCTGTATTCAATTCCCCATAGATGTCCGCCAATGCTGCTTGGATATCGGATGTAGCAACGCTCGCTTTTGCTCCTGATATTCCAAACAGCCCGATCATCGCCGCGCCATCTGCCCCTGTTGCCGTCGCGATAAGACGGTAAACCAATTCGTCTATTGCCACTTGGACATTTGCAGCCGCAGCTCCTACCGCCGATGCGAAATACGCTGTGTCGCTATATGTTATCGCTGTCGCAGCATGAGCCGGTGCCCCTCCTGCTATGTGTGCGCTTGTCGCAGTTGCGATCTCAGATAACGCGCCCTGAACAGACACACCAGACCAACTTACATATGTGGTTGAAACGTCAGCAGCTCCCACCTTCGCCGAACCCGTTGATGCTGCCAGATCAGCGACGATCGCCTCGAGCGCCGCATCTACGTCTGTCACTCCCGTTCCGACTGCTACTGAACCGAACCACGTTGCGGCAAACGAAAACGGCAATGCAGCGGGAACCGAGAATGTATCGAGCGCAGAATACAACCATTCGATCGCTGTCTTGGGATCGCCCGCAACTAGATCTGAAATCGTTGTTCCTGTTTTCCTGGTATAATCCTCGCGACGAATGAGACTGATCCCGGCATTCGTGATGGTCGTTTGACCGAATATTAATTGGATGTCGCAGAGCAAGATCGCATCCGTCATAACTGCCGGTTTTGTATTCGTTCCTGCGACCTGTTCAGAAGCCTGTCGCACAAACAGCTCATAACTCTCTTGCTGTTTCGTGTATACGGTGACGGAATTTCCATCAACTGCTGGGTCTGTTGCGTTCCTTTTGAACCGTATAAAGAGAGAAACCCAACGCTCGTTTAGCGCACCTAGAACCGTTGTGGCGCTCCCGTATTCGTCGAGGCTCATGTCTTTATTTACAACGGTATCGCTCATCCTAATGCGCTCGCCGTCTTTACCGTACGCTGTTCCTGGTCCCGCGACGACAACCGCGAGCGACGGGGGTGCATCTTCCGTCACGCCTAACGCCGTTGTGATTCCGTTCAATTTGAGATCTTCATTCTGATCCCAATCGGCTTGCTGTGCCCAATCGAACGCTTGATCCATCTCGCTTTGGGAAACTATCTGGCGATAATACCAATCATATAAATTCACGGCAGTTCTCCTTTATGCGATCAACTCGGTTGTATCGCCCATCTCGTCAACTCCGAGCTCCCAGCCTTCAGGCCATGGCAACGCGAGAGCGGTTCTTACATTTACTAGGTGCGTGTGAGCGGGTTTCATATACTCCGCAATCTTTCGCACGATCTCTTGTATATCAGAACTCAATTCTGTTTGTGTTTCAAGATCGAAACAATATAGAGCATACTGCAAAGACGGTGCCAAGATCGTTCCGCCCGTTCCGCTTGCCGGGTCGTCGGTGAATCCCAATACAGTTTTTGCATCTCCACTAACTGCGGAGATTGAAACATCTGCGCCCGTCGTATCAGAATAAATCGCAACCCTTGGATTATCCGTTCCCAACACTGCACCGATTAGAGGGAAATTCAAGATAAGGTTTGCTGTTCCTCCCGTTACCTCGACCGACTCTGCCGATCCTGACACCAACGTGTCGATCACAACCGCGTTGCTCTGCGCGTACGAAGTCGCATACCCTTGCAAATCCAATGCGATTCTTGCCGCAACCTCGGCTGCTGTCGCAACTCCAGGGACCGCGAAATCAGACGCATGGAAAATCACAGTTATCTCAGTTCCACTTATCTCTACTACCAACGTTTCTGCACCACTCAGCGAGTAGGCTTCCGTGTTGATACAACCAAAACTTGCTGGCGTTCCTAACACGTCAACATATGCCCCGCCCGTTGTTAGATCTGAATTTATAACCGCGCACACCTCAACCGCTGTCGCTGCATTGGGCAATACAAAATCGCTCGTCTCGAATGTTACTACCGCTGCTACTCCGTCTATCAACAGATTAAGAACCGCCGGCAACGTTGCGAAATTGAAAGACTCAACGTTATCCGAGAATATTTGTGCCACGCCTCCCTCTCCTAACTCATCGATCCCTAACTCCCATCCCCCTGCCAAATATTCAACTGCTTGAACGACTTCGCCGAGCAAGAAAAAGATCGTGTCCTCTATTCCGTCCGCTGTCCCTTTGCTCTTATAAATCTCGACGAGCACCCTGAGCAACTTACGCCGCTCCTGCGATGACAGATCAAGTTCCGACCAATCAAACGGATTGCCCATATCGTATAAGAGCAGATCAATCTCCGCGTCTGTTGCTAGATCCGCATCAAATTGGTCTGTCCAATGATCAACATCAGATGTGACTAGCTGCATCGTTTCGTCGATACAACGTGCGAACCTTTCGAGATCGTGTGTCAGATCCTCTTGCCGATTCTTCAACGGCATCATGCGCCAGAAATCCCAGATCCTACCCGTTGGTTTTTCCGGTTGGAAACCCAAGAAAGAAACCGACCCCGTATCAATTAAATTTCCGCTAGAATCTGTCACCGCGCTTGCCACTGTTACTTGATATGTCTGCCCCGGTGTCATTTCCCAATTTACGGTAACATCGAACACTGAATTACTGGACAACGAAACAACTTCAACCGCCGTTGGCGTGAGTGTTACCGCTGGATACGGGTCCACATTCTGCCGTAGGAATGACCAACTTGCCGCCGTCAATGCAGAACCCGCCCCCGTGATTGCCATCTGGTCATCGAAAGTTACACGTATTGCAGAAGGATCGATCGCCTCTGCCGACAAAACACTGGGTTGCTCAACGTCTGCTGAAGTGAATACATACGAGATGTCTACCGCTAAGGCTGCTACTGGTATCGTTCCGAATGGGAAATGCCCCCAAGGTGCGTATCCAAAACCTCCTAGGGTCGAACTTAACTCGACGTGCACCGTAATATCCTGCTGACTACCGAACACGGCGGAACCTTGATCAAGGGTATAATCCTTGAAACAATATGGGTCTGCAACGGTGCTTTTAACTTCTACACTTCCCGCTCCATTCCACGGGGCCGCAAACGCTGTCCCGTTCCATCCTACTATTTCACCTAACCCTTGATCTATTCCGATCGATGCGGCTGTTATCGTCGAATCTGGGGCTGCTGGGCTACCGTCTAAATCTACAATTCGCAAACGGATATTAGAGCCAACAGGGATCCCCGTCTCATCAACCTGCGGATCTCGCATTATCAAAACAAAACGATCCGATGCCGCAATAACTTCTGCGCTATCAATCGCGAGCGTTGCTAAGATCTGTTCAATAGTAACGGCCATGATTCAATTCACCTATGGGAGATCAAGCGTTAGACGCTCAAGCCCGATGTGCTCGCGTATCATATACACGTTATTACCTCGGCGATAAAACAGGGGAACTAAACCGGTATCCCACTGGGGCCCTGAGACTGACGCAGAAAATGTAGAAAGTGTTTGATTCGTCAAAGGTCGCGTTACTCCTGACACGCTTACGATCTCTCCGTCTGAGATCGCGGTAGACCCTGCTGCGATCGTAACCGTCTGCCGGGTTCGCCCTGATACAATATAGATCGATCCTGTCCACTGAACCTGCCCCGCCGCTAAGGTGATAGTCCCGCCGCCGACTACAACCAACGATGCGTCTTCGAGCATGATTGCAAAAAGATCGTCTAGATCATTCATTCCCGCAAGATAATCTGTCCAGAATGGATCATCATTTTCTGCTGGATAAGTTATTCCAAACTTGGTTGTAGTCGCCATTATACCACCTCTCGAAGTGTCAATCTGAAGGCGACAACATGATCGCCGCTAAGGTGTCTCACTGGCGCGTAATGATCGCGCCACGTTCGCTGCTCTCCTGCTACTATCACTCGCTCTGCATAAACTATACCATCAATCAATACTTGCATTATCCATTGTGACGCATGTGTTGTTGGTGCGTCTACACATTGATCGTAATCCGCCAACGCCGCCACTGCTCCGTGCGCCGTATCCGACAACCTAACCTGGTCCATCTTGCCCCAAAGATCCGGGCTCATGATGGAGAACGCCTCCCCTGCACTCGGAGCGCTGGGCGATTGAGCCATGGTTACAGAAGAGGTTGATGCTAGAATTCCATCAACATATAGCTTCAACCGATTGACACCCGTTTCGGCTGCATCGTAAACGATCGAAAGCATCTTCCATCCGAGGTTCGCCGTTATAGACCACGCTGCAAATGTACGTGTCTCGGCGACTCCTGCTGCGTCCTGGTGTGTTACGCCTACGTTCCATTGCTTAGAACCAGTTGCGCCGATTAGATACACTCTCAGGCCCCCGCCTCCGGTCGTTGTAATATTCAACAGATCAGGATGTACCCCCGTCGCCACTCCGCCATTAGCCGCGGCTCGAGCATCGGCATCGAAATCGAACCAAAGGTCCAACGTATATTTTATGAACCCTGCCGGTATGATCGCTGGCGTATTGACGCCATTCAACTGTGCTGTCGTCGAGGCCGAAGGCACCTGCCTACTCAACCCGCGATAACCCGTTGGCCCGTACGTTTCATCTACTTGCGCTATGTCTCCAGCTCCGGTGAGATCCGGGCCAGGCTTGACCCAATTCAACGCGCCAGGCGTGAGGCTTGCCACGTCATAATCTCGATCCATTTTCCAAAGGGCTAGGGTATCCGACTCAACTTGCAATCCTACCGGAGCAACAAAACTTTCCATCACTACGCCAACCGTATCTGCATTTGCTCCAACAATATCGAGCAATGTTAGATCAACGGTTTGTGCGATCTGTGTATAATCTCCATCCGTCAAAATCTGTGCTTCTGTATCGTCATCCGTACCCAAAACGAAAACACGCGAACCGTCTGGCACTTCAACGCTTCCCGGTACTATACGCCCTTGTGACTCTCCTCTATATCGGTCGAACCCCGTTGCCATTAAACTACCCTATATGCTTCTAGGGCATCGAATGCGCCGCGTGCATTTATCTGCGTTGCGACCGCAAAAGCAAACCCCGCATACCCGCCCCACAGAGGATCGGATCCGCTATTTATATTCAACCGATCGTCAACGTATCCACCGGATGTAAACCCGGTAATATCTTCCCATGTTGGCGTTGTACCGATCGCGTGCGCCGTTAGATCATTCACATACCCGCGCAACAGGACATCTCCGTTTGGCTGCACGATTGCATCGAGCCTTAGATGGTGCCAAAGTGCATCGCCCATCGTATACTGCGCCGACGATCTTTCTAGGATCTGAAAGTTTGCATCGGATCCGTTTAACCCTCCGAGCAACGGACCTTTCGCGATCACGATCTCGTATGGATCTGCATCGCTCAATCCCATCATGTAGGCTTCATCGTTTACACTCGGTGCCCCACCTTGACAACATGCAAATATGAATGGCGAGAAACCCAGATTGGAAGAAGAAGACACGCGCCGAACTGCACCGCGCACAGATGTTCCGCCGTCCGGCACTGCCAAACCAGATCCTGTCGGGACAAACCCTGAAAGATTGACGTACAAGCCTGCTGCGCCGGTCACTGTGCCGTCGAGAGAGTTGAACCCGTAAACGTATTGACCGCCGCCGTTAGGACGAGCGATGCCGGATGTGACGCCTCTTTTGAGGCTCGCAATATTAAGGCTAGATGCGAGTTCTGCCCAATCTGATTGTCCCATATTTTGCTCCTAAAAAATGTGCTCGTCCCAATTAACCGTTGCATTTGTGAAATCTTCTATAGGTCCGGTATCAGTCGGCCCCCCTAAAGAGATCCACGTAAAGGTTGCCTCGGATATATCAGGAGGACTGTACTGCGTTTTCCAAACAATATCGCCGCCGTGCCATACTCGAAAAGTATCTAGCACGCTTGCTGTTAGAATTCCTGAATCAAATGCTGCTGCTATTTCTCCATACTCGATCGGATGCCAATAACTAAACCGCGCCTCTTGGACAACGGTGAAATTAATCTGTGACCACCCGTCAATTAGGAACGTCTCATCTATAAGCGTTGATACTGGTGCACTGGTCAACAGAGAAACCGGATAGCGCAGATCGGTTTTCCCTCCATCTGGTCCGAAGGAATCGAAACCAATAAAACTTCGCCCGTCGTTTCCCTTGAGGTATTCCGCAATTCCAAAAATGATCTGCTCGTATCCAGCTGTTGAGCCATCCCACTGTAACTGCACGCCTTCTGTCGTACCGTCTTGCCACGCTGCCCATTCGAGCGGAGTCACTGGTAATACTAATCCCAACTCAACCTGCAACGCCGCAGCCAACGCGGTGCTAGTCGCATACGTTCCTGCTGGTATCTCTATCTCGTAAACAGAACTTGTCGAATCATGAAAAAACTGCAACAGATTTTGAGAAGGCCGGATAACTAGCGGGAAGGAAACTGCTTTCCCCTTCAACCTACCGCTTGGCGCTCTATCCGAAATCCAACTAACGCTGCCATCGAGCGGAGATGTTCCCCACGCCTCTGCCCAAGACTCATACACCAATGGGAAATAGGCTGTTGATATTGCGTCGTCATACCAACCTTTCCAACCTGTATACGCTGCCCCCATTCCCTGGAATACCGCGTTATCTTGGCGTTTTAAATCTATCTCAGAATACAACCATCCTGGACCGTCGTATTCTACAATCG